GGGGAAGACGCAATGTCACAGTATACTGATGATGATGATGACAGCGATGATGGACTTTCTGACCTATTGGGTGACCTAGGTATTTCCTTAACATAAAAGTTATTTAAAATGTCTATATGGCGTTAACAAAAGAAAAGGTATTATTGGAGTATGCGAGGTGTGTAAAAGACACCTCGTATGCGTTAAAAACATATCTACAGACTTATGATAATACTCAGTCTAAATATGTTCCTTTAAAATTATTTCCCGACCAAGAATATCTAATAAATGATTATGATACTTTTGAAGAAAACATAGCCCTTAAATATAGACAAGCTGGAGTGTCTACTGTAACATCTGCATGGATATCTAAAAAATTAGTTACAGCTTCTAAAACTAAACCAGAAAAAATCCTTATCATAGCCAATAAACTTGATACATCTGTTGAGATGGCAAGTAAAATCAGAGCTTTCATGGACCAATGGCCCTCATGGTTTGGGGTAGATTTCTCCATTGAAAAGAACTCTCAAAGACATTATAAATTAACTAATGGGTGTGAAGTAAAGTCAGTTGCAACATCGAAAGACGCACTTCGTGGATATACCCCTACCATTCTTGTGTTTGACGAAGCGGCATTTATTGAAGCCGATAATGACTTTTGGTCTGCGTGTATGGCGTCCCTATCTACAGGAGGTAAAGTAATTGTAATATCTACCCCTAATGGATTTGACCCAATATATTACTCTATTTACGACCAGTGTTTAAGGGGTATGAATTTTTTTAAAATTACTGAAATGTTTTGGTACCGTGACCCTCGGTACGCTAAAGATTTAAAACTTATTAAATGTAATGATATTGTTCATTATATGTTAAATAGGGAGGATTACAATGATGACGAGATTATTATAGAGTATGGTCACATATCACCTATGGAAAGAAATTTTGAAGAGATTAAATCTAAGTTTCTTGAGGGATATAAGCCATACTCTACGTGGTTCGAAGGTATGGCTAAAAAGCTTAAGTTTGATAGACGTAAAATTGCTCAGGAATTAGAGTGTAATTTCTTGGGTTCAGGTGATAATGTAATACCTAGTGATACTGTGGAAAAAATAAAGGAGAATTTTATTGTGGAACCAGAAAATAAATTTATGGGTGGTGCGTTATGGCAGTGGAAAGAACCTGTTGTCGGTCACAAATATATTATGGGTATTGATGTATCTCGTGGTGATAGTGAAGACTTTACAACCTTTTGTATTATAGATTTTGATGAGAGAGAACAAGTTTTAGAGTATTTAGGTAAAATACCTCCTGATGTCGCTGCTGAAGTCGCATTTAAGTGGGCGACAATGTATTCTGCCTTTGTCGTTATTGATATCACTGGAGGTATGGGGGTTTCTACCGCAAGAAAATTGCAAGAAATGAACTATAAAGATTTATATGTTGAAGGTACTAATGTTGCTGATAAGTGGAAGTACAACCCATCAACTATAGAGAAAATTTTGGGATTAAACTTTAACTCAAAAAGAGTTCAAATTGTGGCTTCTTTTGAGGAGGCTTTAAGACATAACTTTATTGTTCGTTCGACACGTCTTATGAACGAGCTAAATACTTTTGTCTATGTAAATGGAAGGCCTGACCATATTAAGGGTCAACACGACGACCTTATCATGGCCATGGCAATGGCAATATATGTAGGTGAAAATTCTTTCACGAAACTTGAAAAGGTGACCGACCAAACAAAGGCTATGATGGAAAGTTGGTTAGTTAATGAAACTCCGGTAAAAAATTCATCTAAAGAGTTTAATCCAGGTTTACCTGTAATGCCCGCTAATCAATACAATCACCATAGACGAATTGATGGTTACACTAAAAAAGATTATGAGGATTACGGTTGGTTATTTGGAGGTAATCGTAGATAACCTTTAATTAAATTAAGTAAAGTTTATATTTATTTAAAAAAAGATGGCTGATAATAACAATTTTACTATATGGCAAAGGTTGACTAAGGTATTTGGACCTGATTCTACCTTAGACCAACAAGCCCCGGTTTATAATTTTGATAAAAAACAAATATTAAAAACTACCGACAAAAAAGAATATGAAAGAGAGAAATTACAAGCTCAACAAACACTATATTTAGGTCAGCAATGGCAAAAAATCGAAAACAATTTATATACCCAAGCGGTTTATTATGAACCCACACGTTTAGCATCTTTTTACGACTATGAGAGTATGGAGTATACTCCTGAAATTTCAGCAGCTTTAGACATTTATTCTGAAGAGTCTACTACACCCGATGAAGACGGATATATATTACAAATTTACTCTGAAAGTAAAAGAATAAAATCAGTTTTAGCGGATTTATTTAATAATAGATTAGATATTAATACTAACTTACCTATGTGGACACGTAATACATGTAAGTACGGTGATAATTTTGTGTATTTAAAATTAGACCCTGAAAAAGGTATTATGGGGGCTCAACAGTTACCTAATATTGAGATTACTAGACAGGAGAGAGGTATGAAAATTAAACCTGAAAGAAACTCAACGGAAAGTGAAAATGATTCATTAAAATTTTTGTGGCAGAATAAAGATATAACTTTCAATACTTGGGAAGTCGCTCACTTTAGATTATTAGGTGATGATAGAAAACTACCATACGGTACATCTATGTTAGAAAAAGGTAGACGTATATGGAAACAATTAATCTTATCAGAAGATGCTATGTTAATCTATAGGACTTCTAGAGCACCAGAAAGAAGGGTATTTAAAATATTTGTAGGTAACATGGATGATAAGGATGTTGAACCTTATGTACAACGAGTCGCTAATAAGTTCAAAAGAGACCAAGTAGTTGACTCCAACAATGGAAATGTGGACTTAAGATATAATCAAATGGCTGTTGACCAAGATTACTTTATTCCTGTTAGGGACCCTAATGCTCCTAACCCTATAGATACATTACCAGGGGCTCAGAACCTATCTGAAATTGCGGATATTGAGTACATACAAAAAAAGTTATTAACTTCTTTGAGGGTACCTAAAGCTTTCTTAGGTTTTGAAGAGGTTGTTGGAGACGGTAAAAGTCTATCTTTACAAGATATTAGGTTCGCTAGAACTATAAATAGAATACAAAAATCTATGGTTCAAGAACTTAATAAAATAGCTATAGTTCATTTATACCTTTTAGGTTTTGAAGACGAATTAGGTAACTTTACTTTAGGGTTAACTAATCCATCTGCACAAGCAGAATTATTAAAAATGGAACAATGGACACAGAAAATACAACTTTATAGGGATGCTGTTAGTGACCCAGGTAATGGTATTCTACCTGTTTCATCATCTTGGGCTAAGAAACACATTCTCGGATTTAGTGATGATGAAATTAAGTTGGATATTCAACAACAAAGAATGGAAAAAGCAGTTGCCGCTGAATTAGAAAAGACATCTGAAGTAATAAGTAAAACGGGTATATTTGCTAATATAGATAAGTTATACGGTAATAAACCTGGTGAAGGTGGTGATGCTATGGGTGACGAAACAACAGACTCCGAAGTAGGTGATATGGGAGGAATGTCGACTGGTGATTTAGGAGGTGATTTAGGAGGTGATTTAGGAGGTGATTTAGGTGGTGATTTAGGTGGTGATTTAGGTGGTGATTTAGGTGGTGACGCAGGTGGTGACGCAGGTGGTGACGAAGGTGGGGGAGATTTAACACCTGAAAGATTTATTAGTAATAAAGATTTAGATATATTATTAGAAGATGATTTTATTAATGGAAAAACTATATTAGACTTATCTAAAGGAAGACAGTCGTTAGGTGAAATTGAAGATAAATTGAACGAATTACTAAATGATTGATATTTATAAAATAAAATACCATGAATTCATTTGGAGTAATAAAAACTAAAATCGAAACTTTTTTTGAAAAAAATTACAAAAAAGATATTTTTAAAAAAGGTTTAAAAGAATTTAAACATTACGTTATAGGTGATAAATCTATTTCTGAGGCTTATTATATATACGATGAGTTATCGTCACAAAAGGGATTAAATGAAAGTATAGTTGATGATTACATATCAGAATCATTTGAACAATTAAGAGATTTAATTAATAATAATCAAACTAAAATTAACTCTTTAGGTGAATGGATTGACGGGTTACTAAAAGAAAATGTGGATAATAGATATGCCGATATTGATTATCAAATCTACACTAAAAACGTTGTGAAGAACTTAGAGTCTCTTTTAGAGTCTAAATTAAAGATTAAAAACAATTTATTAAAAACAATAGTAGTTAAAGAAAGTACATCAGTTAATCTACCTCTATCAACTATGTTAAAAGTTGCAACTAAAACATTTAATGATGAGTATGTCACATTAAATGAGTCGGATAAGAATGAGTTAAAGTATTTTATTTCTTTAGACGGTAAATCATTAAAAGAGGAAATATCCAACACAAAAGACTCAGTAATAGAAAAGTTAAACAATAATCTAAACGAATCTACCGATACCGAATTAAAAGAAAAATTACAAAAGACTATTAATAAAATTAATGAGTCGGAAAATAGTTTAACGTCTTTATATAAATTAAGACAATTAGAAAGTGGACTTATTTCATGAGAAAATTTTTCACATCATTATTAGGTGACGTCGATGGTCAAAAATCATCAAAAAGATTTGTTACTATAATAGCATTTTTCATGATGTGTGTTGCATTTATATCCAACATCTTTATGGAAATACCTCTACAAAAATATGTTTGGGATGGTATGATGTATATTGTTGGAGCCGGACTAGGATTCACCACACTTGAAAAATTTTCAAGGAGTAGAGGGGTCGAAGAATAATGTCAGACAGAAAATATCTTAAATGGTCCAATACTACTGTTAGTGACGCTGAGATAAGAAAGAATTTGGATATTTTCGACCAGTGGTACTCTAACAGTTAAAGGTCGTTTCTTTTTTTATTTACGTAGATAGCTTTTTTGCGCTCCTCCCTTCTTTCAACCGAAGGTTTCGTATACTCTTTATTTTCATTGATTTTCTGCATCTGCTTAGTTCTATAAACTTTATATTTATAGTTCTTCAAAGCTGATTCAATATTCTTATTTTTTACCTCTATTATTAACATTATACGGTTTTATGTAATATAAATATATGTTTTTGACATATTACCATTATTAAACTATATTTTATTTAAATAAATAAACTTTTAAAGTTATGCTAAAATATGAAAAAAGGAAAAACATCACAGCTAAAATTATTTAGCGATATAAAATGTTATTATGGGACGGTAGATGCAAAAAATTTAAAATCACTGTATATTGTATTACAGACATGGGTAGAACCCATAAAAGAATTTGATAACTGGGATAGAGCGACAAGTTATTTAGAAAAAACTATAAAACAGACATTACATGAGATTTGTGACCCTTTAGTATTTGAGAAATTTAATATAGTGGATTTAGACTTAAGAAGTAGTGGAATTCAAAAAGGTAAAAGAAGTTTTATGAACTTAGAAATAACCTTATTTGTTAAAGAGTCTACAGATTTTAAATCCTTAATCTTGAGGGAAAAAATAAAAGATATACTTAGAGCGGTATACAAAGACAACATAAAAGGGATAAATTATTTCAAAGTACATAAGAGTAAATCGACAAAAGAGTTGGTCTAACATATTTATAATAAAAAAAGTATGAAAATATTAGGACCAAACGATACAGGTAAAGGTATTTTAGTTGAGTGGGATGCTGGGTCAATAAACCCTAAGGATGGTAGGAACTCTAAAGTAATTAAAGAATCTTACGGACAACTAGAACACTCTAAACCCTTTGAGTTTTATGCGACTTTACAGAAATTTGATACACCAAATAGAAATGGTAGAGTATATCCTGAAAAAATATTAAGACGTGAAGCCGATAATTATAAAAAGGCAATTGAAAAGGGATTATCAATATCTGAACTTAATCACCCTGAATCGTCTTTAATTGATTTAGACCGTGTTTCTCATCTTATAACAGATGTGTGGTGGGAAGGTAACACTCTTATGGGTAAGATTAAATTACTAACCTCACCAGGATTTCATGAAAGAGGTGTCGTATCTTGTCCCGGAGACCAAGCGGCCAACTTAATGAGACAAGGGGTTACTATGGGAGTATCTTCTCGTGGAGTAGGTTCACTAGTAAAGAAAGGAGAAAGAAATGAAGTTCAAGAGGATTTTGAATTAATATGTTTTGATTTGGTCTCGTCACCTTCAACACCCGGAGCTTATTTATTTTTAAATAAAGACGATAAAGGTAAGTATGAAGAAAATATTGAAGAGGAGACACAGAATAGAGCTACTGAACAGAATATAGATGGTAGTTTAGGTAAAAGTGTTGACTTAATGAAAAAGTTATCCGATTATTTAGGTTATTAAACATTATTAAAAAAATAAAAATGGACGAAAAATATTTTGTTGCTAAAGTACAGTATGACCTTCCTGATGAAAATTCAGGTAAGGTAAAAAAAATCAGAGAAGAAAAATTAGTTAAAGGTTATAATGTAACTGATGTTGAGGCTAAGGTCACTAAACATTTTAAAGATTTTGTTTATGACTGGAGAATTACAGCGTGTGTAGAGAGTAAAATTGATGAGGTATACGAATAATATACTTTAACATAATATTTTAAAAATTAAAATCGGGACTAAAATCCCGATTTTTTTTTGCTATTAGTTATTAAAATTACACTTTTTTAGTAATTGGCATATTTATATGTAAACTATAATAAACTTTTTTGCAAAAAAAATAAAATGGCAGACAAAAAAACACTAGTTGAGGAAGCTTTATTGCAGATGGAAAATCTACAAGAAGCCATTACAGAAAATGCAAAAGGAATACTTGCTTCTACTATGAAGGAAGAAATCAGTGAATTAGTAAAAGAATCTCTCGAAGAAGAAGAGGTTAAAAATTCTGAAACAGAAATGTCAGAACAAGAAGAAGTTCTTGATTTAGACATTGATGTGGATGATGATGGAGAGGATGATATTGAAGGTCTTGAAGATTTAGTTCTTGGAGATATTGAAATGGACTCTGATAACGACGAAGAGTTAGACTTAGGTGATGAGGAAATGTTAATGACTGATTTACCTGGTGATGATTTAGAAGTCGATGATGAAGAAGAAGTTCTATTACCACTTGATTTAACAGGTGCTTCCGATGACGAAATTTTAAAGGTCTTTAAGGCTATGGGTGAAGATGACGGTGTCATTGTCACACAAGACGAAGAGGGTATTAATTTAAAAGATGATGAAGCAGATGTAGAATATGAGATTCGTTTAGAATCTGAAGATAAAGAAGAAGCTCTTGCAGAAATGGAAGAGGAGGAAGTCGTGTATGAAATTGAGATTGGTGAAGAAGATGTCGAATTAGAAATCGGAGAAGATGACGGAAACTATTATGGTGACTCGGCTGAGGACGACTACTCACAAATTGAGAAGTTGAAAAAAGACGCACACTATGATTCTGAAGAACATCACAAAGAGGAAAATTACGAAGGTAAGTATGGTGGAAACAAAGGCGATGAGTCTAGGTCCCACAGAGATTACGAAGCTAACGAAGGTAAGTATGGTGGAAACAAAGGCGATGAGTCTAGGTCCCACAGAAAA